TAACGTCCGGGACGCGCTGACGGACATGGTACACGCGATCTTTGACCTTGCGGTCAAGTACGGGCTGACTTGGGAAGGGCAGAGCGTGGAAAGCCTGATTTCCGGCGGCTATAACGTATCCGTCAAATTTGACGACAGTATCATTCAGGACAAGGACGCTGAGATCAATCGGGGCGTGATGCTGGTCGGCGCGGCGCTGATGAGCAAGAAAAAATTCATGGTGGACACGCTGGGTTATACGGAAGAAGAAGCGGACAAGGAAATGGCCCAGATCAAGGCCGAGGGAACCGCAAGAAGCGTAGACGTAACTAAACTGTTCGGCGGGATGGAGTGATGACCGTTGCTGAAACCCGCATTTATCAGCAATATGTCTGAGGCGATGGCTGACGTTTACGGGGCCGTTACGGACAGAATTCTGATCAACCTTGCAAAATACTTCCAATTCCTCAAGGCCGGGGCGGAAATGCCCGGTTCTTTTGATTATCAGGCCCGGATGCTGGCACAGATGGGGCAGATAAACAAAGAAACGGTTGATATTATCATGTCCGGCCTTGAGGGTGCGGATCAGGCACTCCGTCAGGCGTTGGAAGTATCAATCATCCACGCCTTGGAAGCGGAAGAGCCTAAACTAAGGAAAGCCGCCGAAAAGGGTATTCTGCAACCGCCCACCGTGCCGGAGGTTTCCCCCGGCCAGATGCAAGCATTTCGGGCGTATTATAGACAATCTGCTGATAAATTGAACCTTGTCAATACCGTGATGCTTGAATCCACACAGGCGGCATACACGGCAACGGTGAGCGATATTGCGGCGAAGATTCAGCGGACACAAAGCATATTGAACGCCGGGGCCGGGGAAGTTGTGACAGGCGTTACGGCTTACAATCAGGCCGTCCGGGAATCCGTGAAAAAGATGGTTCAAAACGGGATCACCGGGTTCATCGACCACGGCGGGCACCATTGGAGCCCTGAAGCGTATGCAGCTATGGATATACGAACCACGATGAACAATGTAGCAAGGGCGGCAACGTGGGAGAGAAACGAATCTTACGGCAACGACCTTTACCAAGTGAGTTGGCACAACGGGGCAAGGCCGCTTTGTTATCCTTGGCAAGGCAAGGTTATTTCCCGCTCCGACATGGTGCGCGAGGTTGAGGATTTGGACGGAAACAATGTTCACGTATACGCCCAATCGGAAACCAGCTACGGGGAAGCCTCCGGATTATTCGGTATCAACTGCGGTCATTATCCGATGGTGTTTATTCCCGGCGTTTCCACGCTGTACGATGTGCCGCAGGACGAAGAAGAAAACGCCAAGAGCTATGAGGAAAGCCAACAGCAAAGAGCCTTGGAGCGCAGACTAAGAGAAGAAAAGCGTGACCTTGAAGTTATGAAAGCACAGGGCGCATCGGAAGAGGAAATCAAGGCACAAAATGAACGAGTAAGGCAAGCGAGTTCCGATATTCAAACATTCTGCGATGATACGGGCAGAACACGCAGACGGGACAGAGAATCAACGCCAGCACGGGCAACATGGCCCAAGCAACTTGGAGAAGTTACCCGGTTTAATGGCGGTTATATTGGCGCGAACGATGTTCCCCCGTCAAAAGGGGCGTTTGCAAAAGTCCCGGCAAATCAAATCGTTCAGAAAAATGTCGCTTCGCAAGCGACACAAAACCCGCAGAACGTGGTACAATCTCAGGCGGTACAGTACAAGAGCGAACTTGCCACAAAGATTCTTCCGAATAGCGGCATAGACGCAGTACCATTCAAAGCATGGGATCATACGCCGACAGAAGCAGAGATCATTGCATCCATTAGCGGCGCTGATCAGACAAGCGGGTCTTGCGCTTCCGTTTCCCTTGCGTATGCAGGGAATAAAGCCGGGTATGACGTTCACGATTACCGGGGCGGCAGAAGCATGAACTTCTTCGCTACAAAATCCAACACGCAGAAGATTGTCGAACTTCCAGAAATTTCAGGTCAGGTTATTACTGGGAAAAACGAAATCAAGATTGCCAATCAACTTCTATCTTCTATGGATGAAGGTAAAGAATACTGGCTTGGCATCGGCAGACACGCTTCCATTGTTCGGAAAGTTCAAAGCAGATATGAATATCTTGAACTGCAATCATCCAACACAAACGGGTGGCATCCTCTGGATGACAACATCCTTCGCTGGCGCTTTGGTTGCGTAAAAAGAAGATCATTTGACTTACCAGCCCGAATGATGGAAGTTGAAAAGCTGACGAAAAGCCCGGACTTCTTAGAAATCCTGAAATATATCAACACAGACGTAAACGCACAAAGAAAGGGTGCTGGCGGTGGAATCAAGTAAGTATGATTTTTATCATCAGAATGATGATGATATAATCTGGTGGGCAGAATCACCAGACATGAAGGACGGAGAATTTCTGTTCTCATTCGACCGCAAACGCATCTATAATTTCTTTGCAGATTACCCGCAAGAACTGACAGAGGAACAAAAAGAAATATTCGACCTGGAAAACCCGGAACTTTACAAACTGAAAGCGACCTGAAAAGGCCGCTTTTTAATTGCAAGGGAGGAATAACATGGCGTGTGATCACAAGCAGTTGAGATGTACGGACAACCGTTATTTCTGTCTTCTGTGCGGGGCAGAAACGGTCCCGCCGGATGTGGACGATAAACGGGAAGGGCAGGAAGAAAAGCACGTAGAAACGCAAAAAACGGGCCGTAAACGCAAAGTAAAAAATACAGTTGATTAAAGCATCCTCCAGGGTGCTTTTTTCATACAATCTCGTCCGGCGGGACGTTAAACACGCATCGGCCTATCACTCTATCAGGCCGCAAAAAGGAGGAGTATATGGGTAACATTTTTACAAGGGGCGCGATTGGCAAGATTATGTCTAACGAAGAATTAAGCCCGGAACAGCGTACAGAAGAGGTTTTCAGCCTCTTCGGGCGGGCGTTGGATGAAGGATACATTGCCAAGAGTGCCGCACAGGCCGCGCAAGAAACCGCGCTGAACAATGCCAAGGAAGAATGGCAGAAGAGCATTCCTAAGCCGAATATCAAGGAATCAGAGGAATACAAGGCCCTTCAGGGAGAGTTTGACGCATACCGCACGATGCAGACCGCAAGGGCTTCCGATGATTTCAAGGGCGTGAAACCGAAGTTCTTTGAAACCGTATACGGCATGATTGACCGGAAGGACGGCGCGAAACCTGTGAAAGAACAGCTTGAGGCGATCCAGAAGGATTATGACGAATACTTCGTCACCCAGCAGGAAAGCCCCAAAAAAACCCCTCAGTTTTCACAGCAGTCCGGGCATCCCGGAACCAACGAGACAAGCGCAGAGGATAAACTGTATAAGCAGTTGGCTGACGCTTGGAAATAATGAAAGGAGCAGAAAATGGCGAACACTATCAACTATGCGGCTATTTTCAACCGCATTCTGGACGAAAAATTCTATATCCTTCCCCGCACAATGTGGATGGAGGACACGAACCCCGGCATTGAATGGACGGGCGGCAAGGAAATCAAAATCCCCAAGCTGGGTATGGACGGCCTTGGCACGATGAACGGCTACAAGGCCCCTCAGGGCGATCTCGTCCTTGACTGGGAAACCAAGAAACTGCAGTGGTACAGGGGCCGTAATTTCTCCATCGGTCGCTACGATGTGGATGAAACCAACATGGTTCTGACGGTCGGCAATGCCCTCCGGGTATTCCTGAACCAGCACGTTGTTCCTGAAATCGACTGCCTCCGTATTGCCAACGCCGCACAGGGCGCTTTGGGCTATGGTCAGGTAGTCGTTCAGGCCGCCTCCGGCATCACTACCGCCAATATCCTTGACCTCCTGATGGCTGATATTGCCGCCGTTCAGGACAAGATCGGAGAGAACGAACAGCTTTATATCCAGATCAGCACCCAGCTCAAATCTGTGCTGGAGCGTTCCACGCAGATCAACCGCTATCTGAATGTAAAAGATTTCACCATCCGTGAAGCCGTTCTCCAGTTGAACGCCCTGAATGACCAGTACCTGATCGGTACTCCGTCCTCCTATATGCACAGCGTGTTCGGGCTGAACGATGGTCAGACCGCTGGTCAGACCGTTGGCGGCGTGACCTTCACGGGCCTTGGCGCGGGTATTAACTGGATCATTGCGGCCCGCCCCGCCGTTGACGCTGTGGCTCGTCCGCAGATCAACAAGGTGATCGATCCCGACCTGAATCAGGAGGGCGAATTCTGGAAGATCATGTTCTCCGTGTATCATGGTATGTGGACGATGGAAAACAAGGGCGATGGTCTGCTGGTCAACATGGATTCGACCGCTGGCACTTTCACCGTTACTTCCGTTGCCGGGACTGTGGCTGTCGGCGATTCCGTGATCACGACCACCGCCGTTGTGCCTGACGGTATGAAGCTGGTGTGGAAAGCCGCTTCCGGTACTGCTCCCGCCGTGGCTGTCGGCACGAAGCTGACTGTCGCTGGCGGATGGGCCGATCTCCCGGCTGACGGTCTGATCAGCACGACCAACGGCTATAAGATCACCGTGGCCCTTGTTGCCGCCGCTTCCGGTCAGCCTGTCGCGGCTGGCAATACCACCGTAGTGGCAAAAGCTTCCTAAAGCGTGGTGATTGAGGTATGGCGATTGTAGATTTAGCCTATTACAGTACCGTTTATATGGGTCAGGAAGCAACCGATTGCGATTTTCCGGCGCTTGAAGCAAGGGCTGAAGACGTTATCGGCGTAATGACCCGGTGGGAGGCAACGGCTGACACAATCGCCGACCTCCCGGCTTTCCAGCGTACCCTTGTCAAAAAGGCGGTATGTGCTCAGATCGACTTTTTCGCCGTGAACGGATTGGATTCCATCACGGGAAATACCGATGGGCCGGGTTTCACCGTTGGAAAGGTATCCGTGAGCGGAAAGAGCGGTTCAGCGGTATTCCGTCATGGCGTTATGGCTGAATATGTGGCCCCTATGGCGAAAGCGTACCTTGAGCAGTCCGGCCTGATGAATCCTTCCGTCCCTGTGGTCAAGGGCGGGCATATGGCGGGGTGATGCTGATGCTAAGACCAATCCCCGCAAAAATCCTGAGATCGTCAGCAACCGTCAAGGTTTGTTCAGGCGTGGACATGTACCAAAACCAAACCTATACAACGTACACGGTAAACCGGGTGCATCTCCAGCCCACAGAGCGGATTGTAAAATCCGTTGATAATACGGATCAGCAGTTAAGCGGTATTCTGTTCGTGGATGTACGTCATTCCTCCCCCGCCCTGAACTGGGCAAAACTTCTGCACGATGCCCACGCTCTGGGCGGGGATATGAGGGTGGTTGTTCGCGGAATCGAATACACGGTGCTTACTGCGGACGGGCTGAGAGATGATACCGACAGGCTCCATCATTGGGAAATCGGGGTGATCTGATGGCAAAAACCCTTGTGAAGATTGATACAAACGCCGTTACATCCCGAATCATGGGCGATTGGAAAAAGGCCCTGCCGTTGTTGACAGAAGTGATCCTTGCGGATTGTAACCAGTATGTGAAATACCGGGACGGCGCTTTAAGAGCCAGTTCTGAAACCGCTACGCAGTTTAAAGAAGGAATCATGAGGTGGCGAACGCCTTATGCAAAGCGGCAATACTGGGAGATCAAAACAGCGAACACAGACAAGAACCCGCTTGCCCGTTATAAGTGGGTTCATTACGCACGGTCACAGCATCAAGAAAAGTGGGTGCGTCAGGCGGCTAAGCTGATGGGGGTGAAAACGTGAGCGTTGTAAACGAGGTTGTCGAAGCCGTGATTGGGCTGATGAACGACAGCACATCGACCGATCTTAAAACGGTTACACGCGGTGCGCTTCCTACCGGGGCCGGGATCGTCTGCGAGATCGGCCCGACCCCTGTCAGCGAACTGTACATGGACAAAAACACCTTTGTTCCGCTTGATCTTACGATCAACGGGAAGCACAAGAACCTGAAAACATTATCGGACAGGCTCAACAATATCCATTCTGCCCTGACCCGGAAGAGGACTTACCCGGAAGGGGACGGATGGCAGATTACGGATATTAAAACCGAATCACTCCCGCAGATCATCGGGCGTGAGGAAAACAATGAATGGCTGATGGCCTCCGGGCTGACAGTCGAATTTTATTGGAGAGGAGATTAAAAAATGCCTCAGATTAACCCAGTATGGAAAGAAAAGTTTTATATCGGTACTGAACTCAGCACCGGATCAACCCCGGCTTGGACGTATGCCCCGCTGTGCGCGGGCATTCAGGGCATTGCCCCGTCTGTAAATGAAACCACGCAGACCTATTATTTTCTCTGCGGACACGGCGGCGCGGATAACGAGGTTACCGCGATTGCTCCGCAGTATGCAGTTACCGGGCGGCGTATTATTG